CCCGCGCTCTCGATCGACACCGAGCGCGCGAACACGTCGCAGCTCATGATCGCGCGCAAGCTCGATTCGGTGATCGCGTTCGGCGATCCCCTCGACTCGCGCATCAAGGGGTTCCTGAACGACTCGTCGGTCACCGTCTCGACGGCGGCGATCAACTGGAACAACGCGACCTTCGCGGAGCTCCTCGGCGAACTCGTCTCCCTCGCGAACGACCCGGTGACCGTCTCGAAGGAGACGTTCAAGCCGGACACGATCCTCCTGCCCACGGCCTACCTCCAGCGCGTGCAGGAGGTGATGAACCCGCTCGGCAACAAGAGCGTGCTTCAGGCGTTCAACGACGCCATGCAGGCAGCCGGGCGCAACGTCTCCGTCGAGTCGTGGCCGCTCCTCGCGACCGCCGACGCGGCGGGCACCGGCCCCCGCGCCGTGTCCTACGTGCGCGACGTCGAGGTCGTGGGCTCGATCATCCCCGCGATGTTCATCGCGCAGGCCCCGGTGCTCGACGGCCTCGAATGGAAGATCGCGTGCGAGGGCATCTGCGGCGGCGCCGCGATCAAGGCGCCCCTCGGCGTCTACTACCGCGACGGACTCAACGGCTGAGGTCGAGCATGATCACCGTCCGCAACACCTCGTCTGGTCCGGTCATGCTCGGCGCGCTTCGACTCGCGCCGGGCGAGTCCGGTGCTGTCGACGAGAACCGCCCCGGCGTGCGTCTGCTCATCGAGTCGAGGCGACTCGCGATCGTCGAGGGCGACCTCGGGGTCGTCGATGCCGCCGCCGAGCTCGCGGCCGCACGCGCGGAGCTCGCATCCCTGCGCGTCGAACGCGACTCGCTCGCGGCCGATGTCGTGCGCCTGACCGCGATGGTCGAGGCGCTCGGCAACGGCGCGTCGAAGCCCGTCGAGCTCGACCGACCCGACCGACCCGACCAGAAGGCCTCGAAGGGCAAGGGCTGATCACATGGCGGTCACAGCGGCCACGCTCAAAGCTCGCTTCGCGGAGTTCGCTCCCGTGGACGACTCTGTCGTGTCCGCTGCGATCGCCGAAGCCTCGCGGCGCTCTGATTCGCGGGTCTTCGGCGATCGTCTCGACGACGCCATCACGCTCCGCGCTGCGGACCTGATCGCGACGGGCGCCTTCGGGCTCCCTGCGCGACAGGACCCGAAGGGCAACACCGGCCCGAGCACCTACGCGCTCCAGCTCACGACGCTCGTTCGCGAGCGCGCGGGCGGCGCGTGGGCCGCGGGCATCACGAGCACGGGGCAGATCCTGTGAGCGGCGTCACCGTCACCGATCGCGGCGCATCCGCGCTGCGCGCGCGCCTCTCGCAGCTCGCGAAGCTGCGCGTGCGCGTGGGCGTACTCGATGACGCGCCGAAGCGTGCGGAGGCCTCGAAGCGGGGCGAGAAGCTCACGCTGTTGGAGGTCGCCGCAGTGCACGAGTTCGGAGCGCCGGACGCGGGCATCCCGCAGCGCAGCTTTATCCGTGCGGGTGTCGACCAGTACGCCGCGGAGATCGCCGACGCGCGCGACCGCCTCGCCGCGGGCGTGCTCGCGGGCAAGGTGGAGCCGGAGAGCGCGTTGGAGATGCTCGGCGCGTTCGTGCAGGGGAAGCTCCAGGCGCGCATCGCGGAGGGCATCAGCCCGCCGCTCGCGGAGAGCACGATCCGGCGAAAGAGGTCGAGCAAGCCCCTCATCGACACGGGCCAACTTCGCAGTTCGATCACGTACCGCGTTGAGGAGCGATGAACCTCGCGACCATCGAGCCTGCGCTCCTCGCGGTCGCAGCGATCGTCACGGGGCTTCCGGCGCCTGCGTGCGTCTTCGAGAACGCGCCGCGTCCGATGGTGCCCGTGCTCGCGACCCTCTCGTGGCTGTCGCGCACGGGCGTGGGCCTTGATGAGACCTCGTGGGACTACGCAGAGGCCGCCGACCCGCTCGACGAGATGACCCCCTCGGTGTCGGGCTTGCGCTACGCGGTTCTTCAGTTCGCCGTCGAGGTCTACGCGGACCAGCGGAGCGGGCACAACGCATCGGCGATCGTCGAGCGCGCCCGAACGCGCCTCCGCTGGCCTCGTGTGCTCGCCGCGCTGGATGCTGCGGGCCTCGCGTTGGCGACGGTGGGTCCGGCGACCGTCGCCGACTACGCGGGCGACGGCGGGCGCCAGGTGTCGCGGTCGCTCTTCGAACTGCGCCTCAACGCGTCCGCCGTCGAGACCGACGAGAGCGGCCGCACCAGCTACATCGCGACGGTCACCGCATCGGGCACGGTGCTCGACGTGGACGGAACGGCGCTTCCCGACTCACTCCAGCCTGCACCGGAGATCCCATGAGCGACCTGCTCTCCGATTTCGTCTCGCTCGACATTCGCCGTGACTCGCGCACCCCGACGGCCGCGGGCTTCGGGGTGATGCTCCTGCTCTGCTACACGACGCTCGCCGCCGCGCGCACGAAGACGTACGCCGACCTCGACGAGATCACGGCCGACGGCTTCGTCCCCGAGGATGCGTTCTACCAGATGGCGAGCGCGGCTTTCTCGCAGGACCCGCGTCCGCAGAGCGTGGTGCTCGGTCGCCGCGCCTCGCCGTTCACGCAGGTGGTCGAGATCGGCACCCCGTCGTCGCCCGCTGCGAGCACGGCGCACGCGGTGAAGGTCGACGGCCTCACCGCGAGCTACACGACCGACGGCACGCCCACGCGAGGCGAGCTCTGCACCGGGCTCGCGGCGGCGATCAACGCGCTCGGCGACGCCGACGCCATCGTCGCCACGGGCGCGAGCGCCACGGGCTCGCAGGTGCTCTCCGGCAGCGCCCTCGACGGCGTGAGCGGCGCCAACGCGCTGCCCCTCGCACGGAAGCTCACGCTCACGCTCTCGTCGCACGCGGATTGGGACGCCACCACCGCGACCATCGCGGGCTACGACTCGCTCGGGAACGCGATCAGCGAGAGCCTCTCGATCCCCAACGGCGGCAACGCGACGCTCACCACGACGCGCCGCTTCCGGCGCGTGCTCTCGGTGAGCATCCCCGCGCAGTCGGGCACGGGCGGCACGTTCACGGTGGGCGTCGCTGCGCCCGTCACCGCCGACGGCACGAGCGCGACGAAGGTCGTGTGCACGAGCGCCGCGGGCGAACTGCACAGCTTCGAGTCGCTGCACACGTCGCTGACGCTCACGACCACGACGACCGACCCGGGCGTCTCCGCGGAGCTCGATGCGTGCGCGAGCGCGTCGTCGACCTGGTACGCGATCAACCTCGACTCGCAGGGCAGCGCCGAGGTGCTCGCCGCCGCCGCGTGGGCCGAGGCGCAGAAGCGCCTGCTCCTCGTCGACGTGAGCGACGCCGGCGTCGCCGACGGCAGCGCCACGAGCGACGTGGCCTACAGCCTCAAGGCGCTCGCCTACACCCGCACGCTCTCGGTGTTCTCGTCGGTGATCGGTGGGCCCACGTACCGCCGCGCGGCGGCCATCGGCGGCAAGGAACTGCCGAAGGCCCCGGGGAGCTCCGTCGTCGCGTTCAAGACCCTCGCGGGGCAGGCCGTCGACGACCTCTCCAGCGCACAGCGAGAGGCGCTCGCTGTGAAGAACGTCGCGACGTACATCACCGTCGGCGGCGTGAACATCGTGGTCGACGGCAAGACCGCGAGCGGCGAGTGGTTCGACGTCGTGCGCGACCTCGACGCGCTCACCGCGTGGATCAAGGAGAGCGTGTTCGGCGGGTTCATCGCCGACGACAAGATCCCCTTCACCGACGACGGCATCTCGCGCGTGGTGGGGCTGATCCGCGCGCCGCTCCAGCGCGGTGTGGGCGCAGGCATCCTCGCGGCATCGCCTGCGCCGCAGGTGTTCGCCCCGCGCGCGTCCGCCGTCTCCACGGCCGACAAGCGCGCCCGCGCGCTCACCGGCATCACGTTCACGGCGACCCTCGCGGGTGCCGTGCAGGCTGTTCAGATCAAAGGCCGCGTGACGGTCTGAGGGAGCTACGACGATGGCGAACGTCAACAAGTACAGCGCCGCGCAGGTCTTCGTGACCTTCGCCGGTCGCACGATCGAGGGCCGCGTCGAGGGCACGTTCGTCTCGACGAAGTACGCGAAGCCCAAGGCCGCACCGCCGCAGGTCGGCGCGGGCGGCGACGTCACCGTGAGCGTGTCGCTCGACCAGACCGGCGAGATCACGCTCACGCTGATGCAGAACTCCACCGGGCACGCGCTGCTCACCGAGCTCGCGGCGGTCGACCGCGCGAACAGCGACCTCGCCATCGCGCCGTTCGAGATCCGCGACCTCTCGGGCCGCCTCGTCGAGAGCGCGGAACAGGCGTGGATCGCCGAGGAGCCCGAGACGCCGTACGCGGCCGTCGCGGGCGAACGCACGTGGAAGCTCGGGTGCGCCAAGCTCGTGCGCGGCGTGCTCCCGGCGGGAGGCTGATCCATGCGCGCCCTCCGCTCCACGCGGGTCGTCATCGGCGACCAGATCTACGAGATCACGCCGCTCCCGGCGAAGACCTCGCTCACGGTGCTCACGCGCCTCTCGGGCGTCGTCGCTGCGGGCCTCGGCACCGTGCGGTCGCTCTCCGACGCCGCGCGCGCGGGTGCGTCGTTCCTCGGCGCGGTCGTCTCGCAGGCCGACGACGAGCTCGTGGGCTTCGTCGCGAGCGAGTTCGCGAAGGCGACCTTCGTCATCGACGACGTGAAGGGCACGCGCGTGCCGCTCGCGTCGTGCTTCGAGACGCAGTTCGCGGGCTACGCCGACGAGATGGTGCAGTGGCTCCGCGCTGCGCTCACGCATGAGTTCGGCCCTTTGGCCGAATGGGTGAAGCGCTCTCTGCCGACGGACCCCCCGGCGGCAAAGGCGCCGTCACCCTGACCCTTCCTGCGGGGCTCCCATGGGCCCTGCATCGCGTGGCAGCGAGCGGGCACTACCACGACCCGCTCGCGGTCATCGCGAGTGACTGGAGCCTGATGGACGTCGCCGAGGCGCTCGTCGTGGTCGAGGCGCTCGAAGCTGCGAGAGCGAACGACGCATGAGCAACGAAGCCCTCCGCACCCTCTTCGCCGAGTTCGGGTTCGACGTCGACGAGGCCTCCCTCGACGCGCTGGAGAAGCGCCTCGACGGCATCACGGCGAGCACCAAGAAGAGCACGAAGGCCACCGACGACGCGGCGAAGGCTGCGAGCGAGGCCGCGAAGAAGGCGAAGGCCGAGGCCGACGAGCGCACCAAGAAGCTCAACACGTGGACCGGCGCGATCGAGGTCGCGGGCGATGCGCTCGCGTCGAAGCTCGGCGCCGGGCTCCAGCGTACGGTGCCGCAGGTCGGTGTGCTCGCGTCGAGGCTCGGGCTCACGGAGAAGGGCCTCGGCAAGCTCGTGATCGGCGCCAGCGCGGCGACGGTCGCGCTGCTCGCCCTCGGCACCCGCGCCGCGTTCTCATTCGCGGGCGAGTTCGCGCAGGCGAGTGAGGAGCTTCGCGATACGGCGCGCGAGTCCCGCGTCACGTCGCAGGAGTTGCAGGGCCTCGACCACGCCGCGGCGCAGGCCGGTGTGGGCGTCGAGCGGATGCGCTCGGGCCTCGCGACCTTCGGCGCGTCCCTGCGCTCCGCGGAGCGGTGGGGCAACGGCACGACCTCGACGCTTCGCCGTCTGGGCATCCAGACGCGCGACGCCGCGGGGCACATCCGGCCGACGGCGGACCTCCTCGACGAGGTGGCCGTCGCGATGCAGCGCGTGGAGTCGCCCACGAGGCGCGTGCGCGTCGCGACGCACCTCTTCGGCGAGGCCGGGCGTCGGATGCTCGACGTGCTCCACGACGGCCCCGGAGGTGTGCGCGCGCTGCGCGAGGAGCTCGAAGACCTCGGCGGCGGCGTCACGCCCGAGGCCGAGGCCGCGGCGCGCGCCTACACGCAGCAGACCGAGAAGCTCACCCGCGCGCAGGACTCTTTCCGCTCGGTGCTCGCGACGACGCTGCTCCCGGCGCTCACGTTCGTGGTGGAGCGCGCCACGCACGTTGTGGCGCTTTTCTCGAAGCTCACGCGCGGCACGCACGTGATGGAGATCGCGTTCGGTGCCGTCGCCATCGCCGCGACCGTCGCAGCGGGCGCCGTCATCGTGGCGTGGTGGCCGGTGCTCGCCCCGATCATCCTCGCGGCGGGCGCCATCGGCGCGCTGATTCTCGTCATCGACGACCTCATCACCTTCGTGAACGGCGGCGACTCGGCCCTCGGGCGCTTCATCGACTCGCTGTTCGGTGTGGGCACGAGCGCCGAGTACGTCCACGAACTGCGCGAGGAATGGGAGGCCGTCGTCGGGGCGGTCGAGCGCGCCATCGCGGCCGTCGCGGAGTTCCTTGACCTCAAGCCCGACGTGGCCGTCGGTCGCCTCGGGACGCCCGCGTTCGCCGCGCCCTCTGGCGGGCGTCGCAGTGCCACCGGACGCGCGGCGGGTGCCCGCGCCCGCACAGGCACCACGACGGCTGCTGCGGGGGCTCCTGCGACGGTGCGCGTGGCAGCGCCCGCGGCGGCGGCGTCGTCGAGCACCACGACGGTGCATCGCAGCCAGACCAACCACTTCAACATCACCAACCCCGACCCGCGCGAGGCGGCACGCGAGGCCGTGCGGCTCATGGAGCGCACGCAGCAGCAGCAGCGCGATGCCGACCACCCGCAGGAGGATGACTCGTGACCCGCGCAATCCTCGAATGGACCGACTCGTCGGGCGCGGCGCAGGCGCTGGAGATCGACGCGACCCCGACGCGCTCATGGGAGGACGTCGCCGAGATCACGGAGCACCCCGTCGAGACCGGCGCTGCGGTGAGCGATCACGTGCGCCCGCAGAACGGAACCGTAACCCTCGATTGCCTGGTGAGCGACACGCCCCTCTTCACCCCGCGGTCGTTCGTCGGTGGCGCGGCCCCGGTCACCGCCCCGGTGCAGCTCCCGTCGGGCGCCGCTGTCACCGTGCAGCGCTGGAGCGCGCCCGTCGAGCGCACGCGTCTCGTGGACGCCGCCCTCCTCGACGTGGTGAGCAACGGCCTGTTGGTGACGCTCTCGACGGACCTGCGCCGCATCGACTCCCTCGCGGTGCGCCGCTACGCGCCCGAAGAGAGCGCCGACAACGGCCGCGCGCTGCGCTTCACGCTGGAGCTCAAGCGCGTGCGCATCGTCTCGACGCGCCGGGCTCCCGTGCCCGCGGTGAGGCGCGCGCAGGTGCAGTTGGAACGCGGCGCGCAGCCGCCCGATGACCGCAGCGCGCTCGCGCGTGGCATCGACGGCGGGCGCCCGGCAGACGCCGCACGCACCCGCACGCGCGCCCTGCTGCGGGCCCTCGGAGGTGGAGCATGAGCGCGCTGATCCCGTGCACCCCCAACGGCGCCGCGCGGTGGCGACAGTGCACGGCCTTCGATGGCGTCGACTACCTGCTGACCTTCCGCTGGTCGCAGCGCTCCGGGTGCTGGCTCCTCGACCTCGCAGACGCCGAGGGTGTGGCCATCGTCGAGGGCCTCGCGCTCCTCGGTGGGACGCCGCTCCTGCTGGGCGTCACCGACACGCGGCGCCCCGCGGGCGACCTCGTGGTGGTCGACGGGGCGGGCGGTGATGCGGACCCCGCGTTCGACACCCTCGGCACCCGCGCGGTGCTGCTCTACTTCACCGCTGCGGAGCTCGCGGCGTGAGGCTCTTCGATCGACGCTGGCGCGTGCAGGTCGGCTCGCTCGACACGTCGAGCCTCGCGTGTTCGTTCAAGATCAAGCGCAGCGTCTACGCACGCGCCGGGACGTGCGAGCTCGTCATCCGCAATCTCTCCGAGGAGCACCGGCGCGAGATCACCACGTCGCCGCGGCGGCGCACCTACGTCGAGGTGCAGGCCGGGTACGTCGACGGCGTCTCGCTGTTGTTCCGCGGCGACCTGCGCAAGGTGATCCCGTCGCGCGACGGGACCGACTGGCTGGTAACCGTGACGGCGGGCGACGGCGAGCACGCGCTCCGCAGTGCTCGCGTCACGCAGTCGTTCGCGCGCGGGACGTCGATCGAGACCGTCGTGCGACACATCGCCGACGCGCTCGGCGTGGGCGTTGGGAACGCCGTCACCGCGCTCCGTGCCGCGCGCCTCGGTGATGCCAGTGAGTTCAGCGAGGGGACGATTCTTCGCGGGCTCGCGTCGTCAGAGCTCACGCGGCTCTGCGCGAGCGCGGGCCTCTCGTGGTCGGTGCAGGACGGCGCGCTCCAGGTGCTCCCGCTCGGCGGCGGGCTGGCGCGCGAGGCCGTGCTGCTCTCCGCGGGCTCGGGCCTCCTCGAAGCGCCCGAGGTGGTGAACCGCCGCACCGTGAACCTCAAAACGCTGCTGATCCCCGGGCTCACGCCGGGGCAGCTCGTGGTGCTCGACAGCGCGCTCGCGCGTGGCACGTGGCGTGTGTCGGAGATCGAGTTCTCGGGCGACACGCACGGCGCGGACTGGGGCGCGTCGATCACCGCACACCGGCCGCGCCCGCCGCTCGTGGCGCAGTGAGGGACCGATGCCCGGCGAGAGACCCACGAACCCGACGCAACGCGACGTGATCGAAGCAATGATCGCGGCGCGCGAAGAAGACACCTTCGTCGCGATCCCCGCGCGCGTGCAGAGCTACGACGCGGCGACGCAGACAGCCGACCTCGTGCCCATGGTGAAGGCCCCCGCGGCGCAGCCCGACGGGAGCTGCGTGCACGAGGAGCTTCCGGTGCTTCCGTGCGTGCCCGTGGTGTTCCCGCGCACCGGCGCGTGGGCGCTCACGTTCGCGCTGGAGCCCGGCGACAGCGTGCAGGTGCTCGTCAACACCCTCGACGCGGTGCCGTGGCGCATGAGCGACGGAAGCGCCCCGCGCGCACCCGCAGACCTCGGACGGCAGCACCTCGCCCACGCGGTGTGCGTGCCGGGCATCTTCCCGCGCTCGAAGGCTCTGACGCGGGCCGCTGCGGCGACGGGCTCCAGCGGCGCACTGCTCGGCAGCGACGCAGCCCTCGTCATCGGCAGCGACGCGGGCGCTGCGCGGGTGACGTTCCGGCCGAATGGCGCGCTGGAGATCGCACAGGGCGACACCGTGGTCGTGCAGGTCGACCCCGACGGCACCGTGCACCTGGGCGGCGCTGCGGGTCAGTTCGTGGCGCTCGCGAACCTCGTCGACGCGAACCTCACCGCGATCCGCAATGCCTTCGACGCATGGGTGCCCGTGCCAAACGATGGCGGCGCGGCGCTCAAGACCGCGATGGAGTCGTGGTCGAGGTCGTCGACCGCCGCGACGAAGGTCCGCGCTACGTGATCGGGCACCCGAGCACCGTCACCACTACGAGGCGCGACCACATGGCGCTCACGCGCACATTCACCCGCTGCCCACGCGGCGTGTCGTAGGGCGTGCGCCACACGATCGTCGGCGCGATCGAGGTGTTGGAGCCCACGCCGAACACCGACGCGCCTCCCTGTCGAAGCGTACCCGCGACGCTCGCCCCGCCGCCGAAATCGATCACGAGCCCTGTCCGCTCCTGCGTGGCGGTGCAGCGCACCGGCGTGAGGGCGCTGGTCTCGCCCGCCTCGGACATGGCGATCGAGAGCGCCGCCGCGGGGGCCTCCAGCGGGTCGGGCGCGTCGGTGGCGACGTCCGCAGCATCGGGGCGGTCGGCGGGCGCTGCATCGGCTCCTATGTCGACCGCGGGCACATCCGCGGGTGCGTCGGCGACGGCAACGTCTGCAGGCGCGTCGGGTGGGCTCGCGTCGGGCGCCGCGTCAACGGCGGCCTCGACGAGGGCCGCGTCTCGCGCGTCGGTGGCGTCGGCGGCGTCGGTGTCGGGCGCGGCGTCGGCCAGCGTCTGCGCGGGGTCACCGGCGCAGGCGGCGAGCGTGAGGCAGAGGGCGAGGTAGCGCATCGAGGTGATCCTACGGGCGCCCTGCGTGCGTTGTCACCCGGTTGACGTCCGCGCGACCGTGCCACCCCGCACTGGTCTCGCGCGCGCGAGGCGCAGCACCGTCGCCGCGTGCGGACCCTCGCTCTCGACCCGACGACCGGAGACCTCGCGTGGACGCGCGGCGCCGATGGGCTGNNGCCCGCGGCCTCGTCGTCGCCGACGGCGCAGACGCGGTGCGCACGAAGCTCGTGTGCCGACTCGGACTGTGGCGCGGCGAGTACCTCCCCGACACCTCGGTGGGCGTGCCCTGGTCGCAGATCCTCGGCGGGCGGTCGGCGCTCTTCGCCACGACGACGCTGCGGGCCGCGGTGTCGACGTGCCCCGGCGTGGAGGGGCTGCTCGCGTTCACGTCGGCGCTCGACCCGCGCACGCGCGGCCTCTCGGTGAGCTTCGTCGCGAAGACCGCGGCCGGGCCCGTCGCGATCACCGACTTCCGCGTGGAGGGCTGAATGGCAGGGCTTACGAGCACCGGGTTTGTCGAGAAGAGCCTCGACACGATCCTCGACGAGGTGGCGACGGCGCAGCGGGCATCGCCCGCGCTCGGCGCGGACTTCGACACGTCAGCCGAGTCGCCCGCGGGGCAGATCAACGCCGCGATCGGCTCGCAGCTCGCGGTCGCGTGGGAGACCGTCGGAACCGTCTACCGCTCGCGCTCTCCGCGGGATGCGCAGTTCGCGGGCCTCGACGCGG